CGCCCTGTTGTCCATAGCGAATAGTCTTTACCTGACTACCAGACTTGGCGACAACAACGTGGGACTTAGTAGGATGGTTAGGTGTACGCTTAGGTTTATTGTAACCAGATACGCCAATTCTTTTTAAAAGACTCTTCTTTTCCATGCTTTGATTATACCAAAAAAAGCCCCCGAAGGGGCAAAACAACACTAGGTAACACACATGAAATAGAAAATTATATTTTAGTAATCGTGTTCGAGCACGAGTCCTAAGAGTTAGTAATCGTGTTAGCGCACGAATACTAGGGGGTTGTGTAACTCATTAACACAGCATCTATTCTACACTAAACGTAGGGTGATGCAACCTTAATTCTTCATCTGTTGGCGGTTCAGCAAGAGCCTCTTGTTCAGCCTCTACCTCAGACCAGATTAAATCTATCTCTTCTACTGCATAAGCAGGCAGGGCAGAGCCATACAGCACAGCCTCAAAGATAGAATCCATCTGTACTGGAACATGATGCATCTTTAACTCAATGGCTTTGTTCCGTAAATCGTTTAAAAATCCATTAGTCATAACAATCTTTCCTCATGGTATTTAATTAAATCATTAAACTCTTTCAACATATCCCTGTAATCAGCAGTGTACAACTTCTTAATCTTTCTCTTGTCTTGGTGCATCTGCCTAACAAAGTCCTCACCGTACATATCAATCATCCATAGCGTGTACTGTCCTTCAGCACTACCCTTGGACATACCAAAAGCATTACATCCTTTACACTGGGGGTGGACATTCTCAACCTCTAATGCCCAGTACGAACTACTCCCCTTAGCTATGTAGTGACCACCATCACAGTCTTTCCAGTGCATCCTCTTGTCGCAAGATACACACTGAACCAGTCCATATTCATCTGCCGCTGAAATCCTTGCTAACTTTTGGATTGCAGTCAAACACTTAGAACGTAATGTTACAGCCATAAATAACCTCATTTTACCATACCCTGTAGGGTAGATCATATTTATACCTAAACGCGCTTAGAAAGCTCTACAAGCCCTTTAATCGCCCTTCTAGAACCCTTCACGGAGTATACCCTAGCGTTTGTTTTTCTTTTCCCATTCTTTTTGTTCATCACTGACCATATCCCAGTAACCTTTGATAAGTAATCCCATTAGTATAAGCCATACAATGCCTAATAAAGTATCCATGTTAACTCCTAATCAGTCATGTCTTTGGAGGGAAACGGTATGTGTATCCCTGTTCGCTCAACTAAACCCCGATTGATAGCATCATATACTTTAGCTACTTTATCAGAGTGTATCTCAGTAGTAGATTCTATGTCATACATGGTGTTTTGAATCTGCTTCCAGAATGTTTTAAATGATTCTTGTGTCCACGGTATCTCGATATTATCCTTCATAAACTTACTGTTCATCTGGTGGTAGATTCCTGCATCATTTAGTTTCTTAGCCGCTTCTCTGAAGTACACTTCCAGTGCCGCCTGTTGCTTTGGTGATCGTGGTTTACCAAACGTGTACCGAAAAGTAATGTACTGCTTGTCCTCAAACAACTCATCGACAAACTTCTTAAACAATTCTTTCTTCTGTTCAGTGTTTACTGTGTACGCTTCACCCATTAGAGTTTCCTTCTTAACCATTGTGCACTTATAAATTCAGCGTGGCTTTCAAATACGCTACTTGCTAACTGTGGTTTAAAATGGCTTTTATTTACAGCTTTAGATATTGGTCTTACATGGTGATTACTAAACGTAGTAGCCTTACCTATCCTTTTGCTTAACGCATTTGGTTTAAGACCAGTAATCTCAGCTAATTTTTTAATTGTGTATTTCTCTCCTGCATTAAAACGAGCATCATCCCCTACAAAAGTCATTAATTTTTGTTGATGTTGATTGCCATTAAACTGTGTTTGAACGCGCTTAATTTTCTTAAAGTTACTGTCTCTAGCAGTTGCCTTGTATCTCAGCCGTTCGCATATAAATGTTTTAGATACGCCAAATGCTTTAGCTAACTCGTCCCTGCTGTAGAATGTACCTGATGTTAGCTTGGGATTTTTACCCTTGTACTCAATTAAAATTGTTCTGCTATCGTGTTTCATAATTAATTCGCCCATGATGTGTCTGTTAGTGAATCTTCAATAGTTCTATCTTTTATTGTCCCTTCTTTTCGAGGTTTAGATCGTTGTTTACGGTTAGTTTCCCACGTTCTCACACAAGCCTTCCAATCTTTCATCTTGTTCTTGCCTACCATCCATCCCTTTGCTTGATAGAAATCAATAAAGGTTTGTGGATCAACTGAATTGTTTCTTTGATTACAATAATCATTAACTTCATCAACACTGGGAGGAGTGAAACGAGTCCCCTTATTATTTGTATTATTAAATGTATTATTAATTGTCTTATTATCCTCCATTATTTTATGGGGAGGGTATCCATTATTTTGTGGGGAGGGTATACATTTTTTAATGGGGAGGGTATCCATTATTTTATCCATACCCCCCTCGTTGATTCTTATGTATCTTTTCAGGACTTGCTTAGTACCTTCCTTGTATTCAAGTTGTACTGTAATGTATCCTTTTGTCTTAAGTTGTCCTATCCAACCACTAACTGTCTTAGGGTCTACCTCATAGAGATCAGCAAAGTATTGATTACTAGACCAACAGTAGCCTTCCTTGTTACATAATGCGGTAATTTCTGCGTACAACAATCTAGCCAGTGGCTTCAATGTCTTGTCATACCGCACATCAGCAGTCAGAATAGCAAAATAGGATGGCTTCTCCATTACTCACCTACCGCAATGAACTCTGATACCTTAACTTCACAAGCACTAGCCAGTTTAGTTAGCGTCTTCATATTGGGAGATCGGTGGTTGTTTCTGATTAAACTTAGTGTAGCAATGTCCAACCCTGCATTGACTGCAAGCTGACTTTGATTTAAACGTAACTCATACATAAAATGATCGATTGATTTGTTGATGTCCATGTTAACTCCTTAGTAGTGAATGCGAACTGTAAATTAATTTTAATCTCTAGTCAAACTTTTGTTGACATCTAGTTAACCCTAGTCCATTATACTATGACAAACAACAAAAAGAGGAAATCGACATGAGAGACAATCCAATACAATGTCCAGATGATTTAGATGATTTTTATTCAAGACTTGCAGGACAGCCAATAGACCCCGATCAGAAGAATGATGACTGGTTTTGGAGTGAGCGCGAGAAGAAAGCCAAGGTTATAGAGGCTCGATGGGTAAAGAATATGGAGAAAAGCCATGGATGATATGAATGATCTAAATGACTATGATCGTGGAGAGTACGATAGAATAGCAGGCTATGATGCTTTGCCTAATCAATCAGATTCTTACGAACAAGGTTATGGTAAGGCATACAACCTAGAGATGAATGCTACAGCGAGGAGCGAACAATGACTAAACAAGATTTGCTCGATCGTATTGAAATGGATGAAGAAGAATTTATTAAGTGGTCACAAAGTTTTTCTCCTGAATTAATATATTTTTGGGATGATACGCCTTGTTGTTTATACGCTGATGGAGATGGAGGTATTGCATTGATACGAGGTTTTTGTGATGTATTTGAGGAGAAAGGATTTCAAATATCTTTCCCAATCCCAACACTTTATTGTGATATTTCTTTTGATGATATGTCTGACATCATAGCAAACCTTAAAAAAAATATTAAAACTTATTTAAAAGAACTGGAGGAAACAGAATGAGTACATGGAAAACATTATCAGCAATAGATTGCAGTAAACACGTAGAGAAGAAAGGCAACCTGTCTTACCTGTCATGGGCATGGGCGTGGTCTACTTTGATGGAACACTACCCTGACTCAAGCTACACATACTGTCCTCCTTCCTTTCTTGAGAATGGTACTTGTGAAGTCAATGTATCGGTCACAGTGAAGGAGAAAACACACTCTATGTGGCTACCAGTTATGGATAATAGGAATAAAGCTGTTCCTAATCCTACATCCAGAGACATTTCTGATGCTCGTATGCGCTGTTTAGTTAAAGCTATTGCCATGCATGGGCTAGGTGCTTACATCTACGCAGGGGAAGACTTGCCGCAAGCTGTACAAAATGCTGTAGTGTCTGGAGATCAGGCTAAAGAGATCAAAGGGCTAATCGAAGAGCATGGGGTAGATGTTAAAGTCTTTCTAAAGCACTTCAAAGCAACCTCAGTCGATGAGATGTTAGCTGTTCATTACTCTAAAGCTGTTGCGGCACTGAATGCAAAAGGAGATTCAAAATGAGTGGAGGAGATCCTAATGCCTAAAAAAGGATGGAAACACAGCGAAGAAACTAAACAAGCAATGGGCAAATATCGCTTGGGAATTCCGCTTACAGAAGAGCATAAAAATAACATTAGAGTTGCTTTATCTGATATTCAAAAAACACCAGAATACAGAGCAAAAATCTCAAGGGCTTTAATGGGCGTACCAAATCCCATAGATGGATTAAATGGTGCTTCAGAAACTAACCATAATTGCAAAGACTGGTGGTTCATAAAGCGAGGAAAACACTACAGGTTTAGGTCTTTAAATAAATTTGTGCGAGACAACAAGCACCTTTTTACTGATGAAGAACTTACAGAATATCGGTCTGAAAAACGCCTTGCTCCGATATATAGGGCAACCGTAATGTTGAGACAGTTGCACCTTTTAAAAAAGGACGGCACCCCTAAAGTCCCTAGTTTTGTTTGGAACGGCTGGACTATCGGAGAAAAGTGGGAGCAGGGGTTTTATGAGGCCGAATCAAAATGATTATCCTAGACCACGAACAAGGGAGTGACGAGTGGTTTGCCTCAAGATTGGGTAGACCCTCTGCTTCCATGTTCAATAAACTAATTACCTCCGCAGGGAAGGCTAGTTCTCAGGCTGATGGTTACATAAATGAGTTGATAGCTGAGAGATTAACTGGTGTTCGTGCTCCTGTTTACGTGAATGAGCACATGGAAAGGGGTACAAGGCTAGAACCTGAAGCTAGAGAGATGTATGAGTTTGTAACTGAGCAAGAAGTTACAGAATATGGGTTTATACTAGACGATTCAGAAGAGTTTGGTTGCAGTCCAGATGGTATTATTAAAGATAGCGATGGCAATTTTGAGGGAGGGCTAGAGATAAAATGCCCGACTGATTCCAACCTGATAGGCTATCATCGTAACAATAAATCGTTTATCAGCAAATATAAACACCAAGTCATGGGTTGCATGATGGTTACTGGTGTTAAGTGGTTCGATTTAATGGCGTACTCTGAAACTATACCCCACCTTATCTTAAGAGTGGAACGTGATGATGAGTACATAGAGAAGTTGGCGGCTGAAGTACAAAAGGCCGTTGATATTATTGTAAATGAAACGGAGAATTTAAAATGAAAGTAGGATTATCGGTACGAATTGATGTAACAAAGATCGACAAAGAGCGTTTATATAAGGGTGAAAAGGGTACTTACCTAGACCTTACCACGTTTGTAGACACTGCCGAGCAAGATCAGTATGAAAACAACGGCTTTATCAGTCA